GTATGAAGATAATCACTTCGACCTAGCTATTGTTGACCCTCCTTATGGGATTGGAATGCCTAAACAAAGTAATTTAAAAGGATATAAAGGAAGGGAATCATTAAATGAAAGGTTAGAAAAAAACAGATTAAACGGTGGAAGTGGTAAATTAAAAAATAGAATACTTAATACTTCAAATTGTAATTGGGATAATGCAATACCAACTAATGAATATTTTAATGAATTAAAAAGGGTATCTAAAAATCAAATTATTTGGGGTGGCAATTACTTTCCGTTATCTCCAAGCCGATGTATTATTTGTTGGGATAAATGTCAACCTTGGGAAAATTTTAGTCAGATTGAATTAGCTTGGACTTCTTTTGATATGCCAGCTCAAATATTTAAGTTTGACAATAGAACTGGTGGTAAAATACACCCAACCCAAAAACCGCAACAACTTTACAAATGGCTACTTGACAAATACGCTAAACCAAACGACAAAATACTAGATACTCATTTAGGTTCAGGTTCAATAGCAATAGCTTGCCACGATTACGGATTTGACCTTACAGCGTGCGAACTTGATAAAGAATATTACGACAAAGCAATGCAAAGAATAAACAACCATACTAACCAACAAAAACTATTTTAATCATGACAAACAAAGACAAACACCCTACAGAAATAATCCAAGAGTTAGATTATGAGATACACGAATTAGAAAAATTTATTGAAAGTCTGCACTCTGAAATCTTACTTAAAAAAATGATGTTAGAAAAAGCTAAATTTAAAAAGCAATCAATATTAAACTATTTAAACGAAAATGAGTAAATTATTTTATTACATTTGGATAGCAATTTGGGTAGCTTTAGGGCTGCCCATAGTTGCAGTAATTATTTCAGTCATTTATATTCAAAGTAAATGGCATCAATTAACTTGTAAAATGTGTAAAAAATGACCGCTATTTTAGAATTTGACTTAGATAACCCCGATGATAAAATGGCACACCTTAGATGTGTTACATCCTTAGAAATGGCTTTAGTGATATTTGAATGCTTACATAACAAAGCAGACATAAACGAGATGTGCGAAAAATATAACATTAATATTGATAAACTAATAATATGACAAACGAAGAAAAACAAATAATCAGAGAACTGGCATATAAAATAATTCTGCCAACAATAATAATAGTGTTAGTTTGCCTTGCTTTCATGATAACCTGCAAAGGTAAAAGTAGACCGCCACAAGTACCGCCTAGCGTATTGGACCAACGTATTGATAGCGTTAAAACCCACATCAATAAGGATAGTTTGATTATTGATAGTTTGATGAAATTGCGCCCAAAGGTTATAGTAAAGTATAAAACTAAATACGATACAATATACCAACAAGCCCCTGACACTTGCAAAAGTTATTTAGCAGAATTAAACGCTGAATGCTTAAAAATAGATAGCTTTAATTTAGGCATTATAACACGACAAGAAAATCAATTAATAAGTTATAGCGAACTTGTTGGAACTATGTCTGAGCAGTCAAATATGTACGTTTTAAGGCATACTAATGATAGTTTGTCAATCAATACTTTGCAGCGTAAATTAAAACGGACTAGAAGGATTGCGATAGGTAGTTTAGGAATTGGATTTATAGGTGGTTTATTAATTAAATAAAAAAATAGTCAGGTGGCGTAACGGTTAAACGCATGGATAGCATTAAGTTGCTTATAAAGTGGTCTCCCAAACTCTGCAGGTTCGAATCCTGCCCTGATTACAAAAAAAGGTAGGACATGAAACCTACCTAATTTAAACAAACGTGTAAATATAATAATAATATGATAGCAAAAGAAAAAGCAGTACAACTATTTAATAAATACTATGTATCTATTTTAGAGGTTAATAACGATTTAAGCGAGGAAATTTTAATATCTATTTTAGCTAAACAATGTGCTATTATAGCAGTTGATGAAATTATATTACTTACTGAATGGTATGATAGAAGATATATATCTAATCAGTTAGAATATTGGATTGATGTTAAATCCGAATTATCTAATCTTTAGATTTCAAACCGCTGTAAGTAGTCATGCCAAATAATGCAGCAACAAAGCCATAATCAATAATAAATACTTCACCCAGCATACTTAAATCACCCATACTAAGCCATTTGATATGAGCTGCAACAATACACGCAATAATTGTAAAGGCTGTTAATTTGCGTGAACTAAAGCCAGCGTTACCCATCTTAAATGAATCAATAATATTTTTCATCGTACAATAGTTATATAAATTCTTTGCCCTTGCTTTTTAGCTGCTTCAATCTTTGCGTAAAGTTTATTTGTTGCTATTGTGCTTTCAGTTATTCGGTTGCTTAATTTGCGAGTTCCGCATAGCAAACAGCCCAAACTATCAACTTCGGTATTCCCTTTGTGGATTCTTATTCCTGAATAACCAACTACGTTTAATAAAATAGGCATAAACACCTTGAAGCGTGCCGACATAGTCCAATCAACTTCATATCTGCCATAAGGTATTGCAGTTTTGCCATAAACCTTTACTCTCAATATTTGCTCTAAAGTCAAGGTATTATTGATACCTCTATCTTTATCTTCCAATATGTAGCACTCAAATTTACCATCAATAGTTAGGCTGCCAATGGTTGAAATGTCCGTAAAGATTTCACGTTTAAGTTGTAATTCCATATCTTTAAATAAATAGTTAAACCTACGTTCAGTCATTAAAATGTATGATCAATAATTTTAGTTTCATTCGGTAAAATAGCTTGCTTAGGTTCATAAACAAAATTAGTTTTTTTGCTTTTTTCATCGCAACAATCTTGTTTAATTTCCTCTATTTGATATTGCAAATGCTCTATTTCATAATGCTTTTCAGTATAAAGTTCTCTTATATCCGATTTGATTAAAAAATAGTTAGCAACTAAGCCACCTGCAAATGTTAGCAATTTTACTTTATTCTCCAAACTCGCTAATTCTTTCATAATAAAGGTGGGTTTGGTTTCGGTTCGTAAATAATTAATGGTAAATCTTTAACCCACATAAATTCTTCATTTGTGCAATTAGCCATTTCCTCTACTGATATTATCCAGTTGTCATTAATATCCTGAATTGGATTAAAATAGCAGTCAGGCGCGTACCATTGAATTAATAAACTATCTTTTTGTTCTATTGTTAATAAGCCAACGTATAAATCCCATTGCGCTTGTTTTATATCTTTTAAAGTTGTCATTATACTTGTCTTCCTAAAGTTGTGTTAAAAGTTTGTACTGCATTGTAAAATGCTAATGCTTCAGCATCGGTTAAGCCGCTTCCTATTGATGCAAATGCGCATTGAAATGATCCAAATTGACTTACTGCCCCGTTTAAATTTAAAGCACCTATTGTAATAGGAAAATTTATAGTGGCAACATTATAAGTGTTAGAAACTGTAATTGTTTGTGCTAATGTAGCATTTCTATACGCTTTAAATGATGTGCCAGTTGTTCTACTATTTATGTAAAATGCTGCTCCATTTGTGTCATTTATAGATGCTCTACAAAGAGTGTAATCGTATGAATCCATAAAAACTGAATTACTTGCATTTCTACCATATATTGTAAATAATGGTAAAGAAGCCCCTCCTGTGGATGCGCCGATTAATCCTAAATTACTACCAGAAATTGTTGTTTTTGAATAATAAGACATATGAGTATTATTATTTGTTAAAGCCGCTAATGGATTTAAAAAAGTTGATGCATAAGCATTTGTACCATTTGGCAGATAGCCATTTGCACTAAACGTACCGCCTCCAAAAAAAGTTAATCTATAAGCTGCATTGCTATCAACAGGGTTTTTTAAATTCCATTTACAACTTGTGGCAGTACCACCTACCATTGGATAAGCAGCTATTATTTTACTCCAAATGTTAGCACTTTTTAAAGTAACAACCAAAGTATTAATAGCAGTTGCATTTGTGCCACTAATACCACTGGCAGTTATAAACGCTTGTGCATCGGCATCAGTGCCACCGCCACCGCCGCCATTCCTACGCTTAATTCCAAACGGACTTATTGCTTTGCCTATTATCATTTTAGTATAATATTACTGAGCCACTTGTTAAAGTAATTGCGCTAATTTTAGTTCCGTAAGGTGCTATGTGTAATTCACCCGCTAATAAACTAACCGCACTAATTCCTAAAGTTGTCAATAGGTTTGATGTTACGCCAGTTGTTAAATCAGTACCCGTTAGCGTTGCTATTACCGTTGCTTCACGAATATAAATTTGTGAAAAATTAATTGCAGTAACCGCTCCCGTTCCTGTAACTGTTCTTGAACCATTTAAACCGCCTATGCGATTAATCATCGTGTCGTTTATTTCTTGTGCCATTTTGTTATTTATTTAAGGTATTAATTAATTGATCTATTGAGTTATAATTTATTTCATTCACTGATGTATTTGGATAGTCAAAGTAGTAAGTGCCATATTCCGCTAATGTTAAATGCAATGCTAATTCATCTAATTTAACCACGCTAACTATTTTAGCATCTTTAATATCTCGCCACGTAATTGTATTATTTATTTTTATTAAATTTTCCATTAATATTTTTGTATTATTAGTGAACTCATAACGGTACTATTACCAACCGCTGCATTTTGGAAAGCTGCAATTATATATTGATTAACAGCCCAATTTATATTTAAGTTGCTATTGCCAATTATATTAGCACCGACTTCACTTCCTGAACTTGACGATATACTTACAGTTTCACTAATTGTTGAAGATTTAATATATAAACTACGTTCCATTCCGTAAAAAGAAAAAGCACCTTGCGCAAATCCAACAAGCGTTGCACCTGTTAAAGTATTAGTTGTATTAATATAATATGAAGATGTTGCGGTTCCAGTTGCAGTATCCCTAACCGCCCTACTTAATACCTTAACAATATCACCTGTTGTATAAGTATTAGCAGGTATTAATACTGATTTCATTAAAGTAATGGCAGTCGTTCCTGTTAAAGCTGTGCTATCCGTAATATCTTTTGATACAATTTGAATAGAATTACTAGGAGATACAGTTAAAGGTATTGGTACTAAAGAGCGAACTGGGGTTAACCCACCAAATTGAAATTGATAACTTGGATTAGAACCACCAGCTACTCTACTTCCGTAAAACTTTAAAACGATTCTATCGGTTGATAAAAATGTTCCATCGTTCCATAAAGCACTAGCAGAAAATTCAGCATAACCACTATTTAATACTGGCAATGTAAATGCCGAAATCGTTATTAAAGTTTCAGTACCAGCTGCTACTCTTTTCCAAACCTCAAAATAAAATTCAGCATTTCCTGTACCTGTTAATTTTTGAATTTGCCCAATTGTAGTAATATTAAATACGCCAGGATTTCCAACTATAATATTTGCACTTGTTGCCAAACTTGCAATAAATTGATTGGTGGTTGTAATAGTGCCAGTTGGTATATTAACAGCCGTTGTGTTATAACTTGGGTCTGTTATGCTACTTACTAATTTAAAGTAACCACTAATATCACTTGCTGCATTTGTAGCATAAAGTGTTAAGTTAGAAGGCAAATCATTTAAAGAAATAAATTTATTACCATCGTCACCATCGTTAATTAAATCAGAGGTTTTTGTTACCGAACTTGCGGCACCTAAGAATGATAAAGCACTTAAAACAGTAACACCGTCACCAATTTTATAAGTACCTGTTTGTTGCAGGTAAACCATTTGACCTGCTAACAATACCAAAGTAGCGTTGTTTGTAAACCACGTACTATCCTTATAACCTAATCTTATATCTACATTTGCCATTAAACTATTGGATCTATTATTGTTGCTGTATTGCTATTAATTGTATCTATAATTTGTTGTAAAACTTCTACTGTATAAGTTCCTGAAGTTGTAAAAGTTTGTAAAGTGTTACCGCTCTGGTCTTGTATCAACACTTGAAAATTACCTACTATTTGATTAATCGTGCCACCTACATAAATATAATTATTGTCTAAAATATTACCGCTGTTTATTGGTAGTACACAACTATCATTCCCGATAGCAGAACTAATTGTTAAGTCAAAAAAGTGACCGCTAACATCGTCATCGTTACGCTCTGTAAAATCAGTTAAAGAAATGTTTGCGTCAAATTTAAAAGCACCTAAATAACCGCTATTACGCACTTGTCTTAAATAGTTTGGTACATCATAACATAAACGTTCTACATCGCTTAAAACTTGGTTTACGTTGCTTATATCCTTATTTACTAAATCACTAATCACTATCATATACTTGCGACTAACAACCCCCTCTGCAATACTGCTACCTTGTAAAATAACATTCATAAAAGGGTAAACGATTTCAACATTCGTGTCCGCTTCCGATTCGTCACCAAAGTAAAATGAGTTTATTCCTTTGTGCTTTAACGCAAAGTTTTTAAATAATTCTATGTCTTGATTTAATGTTAGCATTTACTCTTCGTGTCTTCTCCAATAATTAAAACGATTAAACTCTTCATTTCCAAAATCTAAATCACCACGCATTGCCACACCATTCGTATAATTACGTACCGTTGGATTCATGCCAGTGTTACTAGTTTCTAAATATTTAGGAAAGGTAGTTGTATTTTCAATTAAATAATCAGTAACTAATTGAGCGTATCTTTCTGCATGAATGCGCCACTTATCCATTAAGAATTTAACATCACTAATATCTGCTGAACTTGAATTGTCCGAACTCTTTATTTGTATACCTTTATTTTGATACGCAAATTTAAAATCGGGTGACGCTTCCATTTTTACATACCAACATAAAGCCTTTGCAATATAATCATTAATTAATGCTTTCTCATTCGGGTAGCTTGACAAAGTTGGGTTAGCAGTTATCTTAGTTTTTAAATCGTTATATAATTGAGTGCCTAATATTTTTTGAATATAAATATCTTGCACCATTATGATAGTGCTTTCTAATTTTTTCCAATCCACGTTACCATCGACACCTGCCAATTTTTTAAAGTAGTCTTCTTGTATGAATAAAACATCTGCCATGTTATTTCTTTTTCTTTTTTCTTAATCGAGTTTCTGCCATCCATAAATGTCGACAATCGGGGTCTATTTGTCCTGTGCTAGGGTTATTATAATATCCACCACGATAGTCCCAAACATTAGTTCCTAAATCGTTTGTCATTCTATCTAACTCTTCAAAATCATATTCATGTTTTTTGGCTAACATCTTAACACAAAAAGTACGAGATTTACCGCCAGGTCTTAAACTAGGCTTATCTTCATTTACTTCGTATTTATAAATAGTATAAATTTCGTCACTTTCAATTGGTTCAGTTTTTTTTTCTAAAGCCTTTGCAGTTGGTTTAAAACCACTAACTGAATCCGTTAATAATTCTTTATCAATTAACCTAGCTATTGATTGCTCAACTTTATAAAATTCACTTTGAGTAATGCTAACTAATTCGTTAATAGACATGCTTGGGTTGCCTTTTAAGGCATTCAAAACAGCATTATCTAATTCTTGTACGGTTATGATTAAGGCATCCGCAAACTTCATTATTTGCCTTTCGTATTTTAAAGCATCAACCGAACTTTTAAAATTAACTTTTTCTCTTTTTAAAATAGTATAAGTTGATTTGTCTTCAATACGTCCACAACTCATTAATGCCATTAATATTGGATCATTATCATTTGACATTTTAACTTCAATACCTAATATTTTTTTAGCTTGCGTTTCATCAATTCCGTAAGCTGTTAATCTAGTAACTGCTAAATGCTCATTAATTTTACCCTTTGTGTAATCCCTTACAATTCGGTACATATCGGCATTATCCGCTGCACTAAGCCCTGTTAAATTATCGTTTGTTATTGTTGCAGTAATAGGTAATGGCTGTCCGTTTATATCCGTTGGAATGGCTGTTAATGGCTCATATCCTTTTAACTTTCTGCGTTCGTCTTGCGTTAAATCCGCATCGTTACTTAAATCCGCACCAATTAAACTAATTGGATCAAACATCATTTCTAAATATTCACCTGTTTTTAAAAAAGATAAATAAGATAAAAATTCTAATAAGTCACTTTGTCTAGGCTCAATATAACCTTTAACAAATAGTTCCTGTAAAATTAATAAATCGGGTGAACCACTTAAAAATGATTCATCAAATTTAATATTAAATAATTCGGGTGCCATTTCGTGACCTGCAAATATTTTTTTCATCGCACGCTTTGAAGTAAACGCAAATTTTTCAGATAAATCAGTTACCGATACATCCACTACTTCGGGTGCTTTGTCATCTCTATCAGAGTGTGTAATCATTAAACTTTCTCCGTTCTCACCTGTGTAAGTGCATTTAAATGCACGTTCAATTGAATGAATCATGTCATCTGTCGGCTGCCCGTTAAAGAAGTTTATAATCTTACCTACTGAAAAACCGCTACTAACATAATTCTTATTGAACGTACTTATATCAATATCCGTATTAATATCATTTACTATACTTTGATATTGTGCAGTTGGATAAACGCTTTCTATTTTACTCGCACTTGCTGTGTAATATTTAAAGTCAATAAAGAATGTGCCAGCAGTTCCGTTATTTTCAAATTTATAGATTGTTTTAATATCCCTACTTTGAGTATTACGTGACCAATTTTTAGAGAAATATAATTTAGTTTCACATTCCGAAATTCTACAATTAGCAGAATTCAAAAAATAAAATTCAATTGGTTGACCTTGTAAGTTAGTTATAACCTCTACATAAACACCGTTAAATAATTCAGTATTTGTTGTAAGTTTTTTACCGCATTGGTTTAAACTTTCTTTACGATTAAAATTGTCAACAAAAGTATTAACCTTAATTGTATCAACTTCATTAACCGCCTTAATTCCTTTACCGAAAATATAGCGGCTTTTACGATTAACAATTGCTCTGTGTTCAGGATGCTCGTTAAATAAGCGTACCAATTCTTGCGGATATAAATTATCCTTACCATACTTTATGTAGCCTTTTGTGTCTTCGCTAAATATCAATTTAGGCATAGCCTTAAAAGACATCATGTGCTTATTGTCAATGTATTGAAATTTAACCGCCATATACTATTGTGTTATTTTGATTGCCTGTATAAACTGGATATGTACTCATTTGAGAAACTACATTCAATTTACCTTTATCTATTAAATTTAAAGCTAACAATGGATTTAAATTTGTTGTACTTGCCTGCTCATAAACATTGTATTTGTAGAAGCCACTCAATTCTAAACTAAAAGTGCCACTCAATAAATTTTCAGTTACATTTTCTATAAAATCAAATTCATTATATCTTAATTTATTAGCACTTATATCCGCTGCAATAAAGCATTTAACTGCATTACTCATATCGTTAGTAACCTCAAATAAATACTTGGCATTTGTTAAAGTAGTCTTTTCGCTAAGCGTTAAAATTACTTTGTTAGTTGTATTTTTATTAATTAATATCACTAATATAATATAGTAATTTTTTAAACTTTTACAAAAATAAAAAAAAGGTAACCGATTAGATTACCTTTTTATAAAATATTAATTAGTTATTTATTATACTAATAAAGCAGCTATGATAGCAGAGTCAACTTTAACAGCAGGCACGTTTGAACGACCTTTAATAGTTAATGTACTTCCTTGATAGTCACCCATTGCAGTACCTGATTCAAATGCTGAATCAATTGCAGTTGAGCCGAAAGTTCTACCTAACATCCAATATTCACCATTATACATTTTAGCAATTAATACAACTTTGTTGCTTAATAAAGTATCTAATTCTTGTTGATCTAAAGTGTTTAAACCATTTGTTTTGATAGTTGCAGACCAATCGTAAGCCTTAGTACCATTGGCATTCGTGCCAGCACCTGTATAAGACCACATTGATTGTTCAGTTTCTTGAGCGTAAGTTTTCCATGCAAGTGTTTTAGTGATTGCAGTTACTACATTCGCTGTTAGCGTTGTAGTTAATACGTTTGCAAAAGGAGTAACTAACCATGACTCTACGCCAGCGGTTGTTAAGCAGTCTTTTAAAACGTAATTTTGAGTTAATGGACAAGGCATCTTTTTATAATTTTATAATGTTAAAAATGAAAGGGGTTAAATCAATAACCCCTTAATTTATTTATCCTACGTATAAAGTATTAAACTTTTGGTTAGTTACGTGAGCAAAGATTGTAAACACTACGTCATAGAAATAATCTTTACGTGGTTGAGGGAATTTGTCAATCATTACTTGGTTAAGGTCTTCCATTAAGTCAGTACACCATTTGATGTTACTTGGAACTGCAACAAACATTACGTTCTCAGCAATTGGCACAAATTTAATTTCTACACCTAAGTAGTAATATTTGTCAGCAACCATGTCAACACTAAACACATCACGGTAAGTTAAATTAACATTTGCGATATTGATTAATTGCTTGTGAGAACGTGGAGCGTAAATGTATGCTTTTTCGTCAGATGCAGATAAAGTTTCAGCAACGATACCAGCGTATAATAATTGATATTGTGCAACGATTGTACCAGCAGCGATTGCAGCAGTACCTACTACTTTAATACGACCACCAACAGCAGCGTTATTATAGATAGCACGAGTTATAACTGAATCAAATAAAGTAGTTGGCATTGCAGCTACTAAAGTTTTTTCAGCAGCACCAACAGATGTATTTGCAGTACCAGCAGTTAAAGCAGCTACAGCCGTTTTAGTAGCAGAAGTAGCACCGTTCCAAAATTTAGTTTCAGCGTCAGCAGAGATTGACTTTGCTACACCATTTAAAATCATTTTAGCAAATTCGTCAGATACATCGTTCCAAGCACCCGGCTTCATATCTCTATTGAAACGTGAAGTACGTAAATCGTTTGGAGTAAATGAATCTAAATACTCAACCTTTACGGGAGTAATTAATACGTCATTAATTCCGATAGTTCCTGATGCTGATGGGTTAACTGCCCAATTCTGCATTGTAACTGTGTTAGAATTTTCAGTAAAGATTGTACCTGCCTTAATGCCTGTTTCAAAAGATACTAAACCTTCAGATACTGTTTTGTTTTCAAAGATAATTTCAGAGATTACTGGATCTGCAGCTACTCCGTTTATCGTTACTAATTGTGAATAAGATATTGCCATTTTTTTGTTTTTTGTTTTTTATTTTTAGTTTATAATTTATTATTTTTTATCCTACGAACTTGTTTTCTTTTCTCAATTTGAATAATTCCAAAGGAGTTAGTTCGTTATAGTTTTTTTGTGTTTTAGTGTTTGCTTCTAAATTCAACGCTACTGAATTTTTATCCATTGCATCGATAGCAGATAAAGCAACCGATAAACCTTTTTTAGTTTCAGTTAATTCAGCTTCTAAAGTAGTTTGCTTACTAGAGTAAACTTTCTCTAATGCTTCTAAGCGACTTAATATAGCTTTCATTTCGTCTTCTAATGGCTTAGCTTTACTTTCAATTTCTACTTCAGTTTCTTTAGGCATAATTTCAGTAATTAAACCAGCAACGCACATAATTTTAGTTCCGTCCGCTAATTCATAAGTACCCTCAGCAGGCATAGACATTCCGTCCGCACCAACAAAAGAAGCCATTGCGCCAACTTCCATTTTATCAACTGATAACATAGTTCCATCAATTAACGCAACATCTTCTAATTTAACAACTTCAGTTTCTACCTTAGTTGCAGGAAGTTCAATTCCTAATTTTAACAATGCTGATTTTAAAGCATCTTTAGTTTCTTTTGATAACATATTTAATTTAATTTAAGTTTCGTTATAATAATATAGTATTTTTTTTAGTTTTTACAAAATATTTTTAATGATGGCTTCGATTTCATTTTGATCTAATTCAATCTCTTGCTCTAAGTCAAAGAAACCCTCTAAACTAACACCTTTAACTTCACCGCTTTTAACACGCTTCCATATATCGTCATTGTTAATTTTCATTGAACAAAAGATAGTGCCATCGGGCAAATCAAATGCTTCGGGCTGTTTAATACCACGACTAGCATCACTAATAAATACTTCGAATACAAATACACCTTTGCTTAAATCGTTTGTATCGTGTGTTAATTTTACTTTGCGTTGGTTACCGTCTAACATATACTTTTGAAGTATTTGCATATTAGTTTCTTTTTTATACACAACGTAAAATTCTTTGTCATCAACTTTACGATATATCGGTAAGTCAGCAACAATAACGGGAGCTGTGATTATACGCTGCTCTTCTTGTAAAGCAAATTTAAACTCGTAAGGTTTCTGCTCGCTAAATGCTAAAAACTCAGTAAGCATTGCAGGGCTATCTACTAAAGCTATATTCTGTATTCCTTGTTCTTTTAATTCTAAGCCGCTTAAATCTTCGTTAATCGTAGCATAGTAAATTGGTAATTTATTTTCCATATTTGTTTTTTATTTTTTAAAATGTTGATTGTTGTTCTAATAATGATACTCTATTTGTCTTATTTGCAATTTCATCAACTCCAACCGTTGCAGTTACGTTTATTTGGGGTTGTTTTTGTTTAGATAAATTTTGACCGCTTTCGTCAAATAAAGTAGATTGATTTGTGTTATTATTTGCAGTTGCTATTGGTGGGGCAGGTATTGCAGGAGCTGAGGGTGCTGAAACTCCGCCACCTCCACCGCCACTACTTGCACCACTATCAAATTTAGATGCTGCTATTTTTGCAACATTAGCAGCTGCAAGTACACCAGCTAAACCCGCTTGAATAAATGGATATACAGGGAATACAGTTGTTATTGGTGAAGCTGTTGCCGTTGCGAATGCGCCTTGTACCGCTTGTATTCCGTTAACAGTTGCAGTTGCTAATTGTAATGCTTTATTTACGTTAAACGCTTTCTTTGCTAGTTCAGCTTCCTCTTTACTTCCCTTTTGTGCTTTTTGTGACCTAAATAAAAAATACATATCACTTAACGCTTGAACACCGTCAATCCCTTGCTTTGCTAAATTATATTTTTCTTTTTCAAGTTCTTCGTAACCTAACTTTTGTTTATGTGCATCATCTATTCTTTTTTGAGTTGCTTT